AGGTGACTGCTGTGCAGTTCACCGAGTTGCAACAGAAGTTTGGCGAACTGGAACAACGGTTTGCCGAAGCCGAAGCGAAGCGATCCGAAGCGGTTGCCACGGCGCAACAGTACCGAGAATCGCTTGACAAGGCCAACGAACGCGTGGCAGCCCTGGAAGCGGCAGCCCAGCGCAAGCGGTTTGGTGAACTGGCGACCGGCTGGTTTGGCAAGGCTGACGACAACGTCAACATGTTGGTGAAACTGGCTGAAGCTTTCGGTGAGAACTCCACCGAGTTTGCCACCTACGCCACCAACCAGCGGGCGATTGCTGAGCAGATGAAGCAATCTAAGCTGTTTGAAGAGATCGGCAGCAACCAGACCGACACCAACCCCAAGACGGCCGCGCAGAAGTATAGCGATGAAATCGCCAAGGCGATGAGCGAGAAAAAGCTTGGCTATACTGCCGCCGCCGAACTGGTTGCCGGTACACAACCGCAATTGTACAACGAGTATCTTGCAGAACAGCGAGGCAAATAATGGCTTTTGAAGGCGCGCAAATGAAGCTGACTGGTGTGACGGCCAGTGCAGACTTGAGCACCAAACAGTACTATTTCGTCAAAATGTCCGGCGAAAAAACCGTCACGGTTTGCGCCGGCGCTACCGACAAGCCAATCGGCGTGTTGCAGAACGCCCCCACGAGCGGTCAGGCTGCCGAGGTGTGTGTGGTTGGTCAAACCAAGGTCAGCGGTGACGCCGATCTCGGTTACGGCGACCTGATTGGTACTAGCGGCGATGGGCAGGCTGACGCCAAGACGGCCGGCACTGACACCACGGAGTACATCTGTGGCCAGGTCATTCAAGGCAACGGCGCGGCGGGTGGCTTGGTTACTGCATTCATCAATTGCGCCAACATCGGGCGTGGTGCATAAGGAGAATATAGACAATGGCTCAGCCAACACAATCACAGGTTCATCTGGACGCAATCCTGACGAACATCTCTGTGGCCTACATCCAGAATGAGGCGAACTTTATCGCCGGACGAGTGTTTCCGACCGTGCAAGTCGAGAAACAATCCGATAAGTACTATGTGTATACCAAGAATGATTGGTTTCGTGATGAGATGCAAGTGCGCCCGGACGGCACCGAAAGCGCCGGCAGTGGGTACGGTCTCAGCACAGCCAGTTACAGCGCCGACGTGTGGGGTCTCCACAAAGACATCGGTGACCAGACCCGCAAGAACGCCGACAACCCGCTGAACATGGATCGGGATGCCGTGCAGTTTCTGACCCAACGCGGCTTGCTGCGCCGGGAAATTCAATGGGTGACCGACTATTTTACCACGTCCGTTTGGGGCACTGACAAGACTGGTGGCGCCAATGGTGGTGGCGGTGATTTCACCTACTGGAGCGACTACACCAACTCCGATCCGATTGAAGACATCGAAGCCGGCAAAGAGACTGTGCTAGGCCGCACCGGCTTCCTGCCGAACACGTTGGTATTGGGGTATCAGGCGTTCCGTAAGCTGAAATTCCATCCCGACATCAAGGACAATTTTAAATATACGTCGGCGGAAAACATCACCGGCCCGATGATGGCATCGTTCTTCGAGGTGCAAAACGTCTATGTTGCCAAGGCGATTAAGGCCACCAACACCGAAGGCGAAACCGCTGCCTATTCATTCACGCACGGCAAAAACGCATGGCTCGGTTATGTCAACCCGACGCCCGGCTTGCTGGCGCCTTCTGCGGGTTACGTGTTCAGTTGGACCGGCGTTTCCGGCAACATGGGCGCCGAGGCTGGCATCAGTCGCTTCCGCATGGATCACCTGAAGGCCGACCGCATCGAAATCGAAATGGCCTGGGATAACAAGGTGGTTGCCACTGATCTCGGCTACTTCTTCAGTGGGTGTGTAGCCTAATGAACAGCTATCAGGTAGTACGCGCTTTTAGTGGTCAACCGACCGTGGGCGCCATCCTGACCGATGCTGATTTCCGTTCACCTGAGCGCGCCAAGCGGCTGGTAGATCAACGCTACATCCAGCCGCTTGTGCGCGACGACGTTGGTACGCAGCCGACAGTGCAAACGCTGTTGGGCGCCACCATTCGCCAGATGGACAAGATGCTTGCGCAAGTGCAGGACCGGTGCGTGGTTGAGTCCGCACTTGCGCAAGAGCAGCGGGAGTCGGCAAAGAAGCTCATGGAAAAGCGCCTTTCGGATTGGGGGAACGAATGAATACATTGACAAAAGGCAACGCTAAAGTCGGCAAGTTGGTGGCCGAAAGCATTGCGACCGAAAGTCTGAGCCTTATCACGGCAACCTTTACCGTTGGCGCTGAGGCGGCCAATGCTATCAATGTTGCCATCCAACTCAAGGATGCCAGCGGTGCAGACTTAGCACGGCGCTGTGCATTGCCGTGGTATCTGTCCAGTGATGCCAACGGCGACGCCATCGCTTCGGCGCCCGGCAGCGGCATCGCTATCGGCACTGATGGCCTACTGGTGGAGTGGACGGCGAACGTCAGCGGACTAGTGATCAGCGAATCTGACGGGGACATTGATGTGACACTGAGCGAATCAAGCACCGGTACATGGTATCTGGTACTTGTGTTGCCAGGTGGCAACCTTGCCGTGTCCGGTGCCATTACCTTTGCCTAACTATGAACATTCACAACGTCCGCTTGCTGATTGGCGACAACGACAGTACCGACTATGTTCTTGAGGATGTCGATATAGCATTCTTCTTGGAAGAGGCAGCGCAGAATGCATATTTGGCGGCGGCTATGGCTGCTGAGGCTATCGCCGCCAAATATGCTCGTCTTGTCACCAATAGCCAGAGCGACGTACATGGTAATCACTCGTTGACACGCAACTACAGCGACCGGCACAAGCATTACATGGATTTGGCAAAGCGGCTTGAAAAGCGGCGCACGAGTAGTGTACTAGAGAAAATGTCTCTAGGCGGTGTCTACGCTGGTGGCATCAGCAAGGCAGATAAAGAGACTCGCCAGGAGAATGACGACCGTCCAGAAACGGCATTCGCCCGCGACCTGCACGAAAACGTAAGGGGCACCCAGCGTGGCAGTATTTTGGAATGACCTAAACGACCGCCTGGTGACCCTGTTTTCAGATGCGATGGGTGCCAGTAGCGCCTACGCCACTATGAAGGCGGCGACGATCAACGACCGGATTTACGCCGATGCTCACGAGTGGGTAACGTGGACATTGCCAGCCATCTCCGTGGCGTGCTACCGAGTTGGCTACAGCGCCACGGAGCACATGGGCACCACCAATAAGATGTACACGCGACGCTATCAATGCGCAGCGTTCGGCATCATTTCCGGCACGGTAAATATTACGTCTACTCCAATTGTGGACACGGTGTCTGACAATATTCGTGAGTTTTATGAGCGGATGGAATCAGTGCTTAGAGTGCAGCAGTTGTCTTTCAGTTCTGCCGGCACACAGTCGAGAGGCATCACAATCACTGATGGCGAGATCGACGTGATTCGTTACCCAAACGATGACATTGATAGTAAGCGCCGGATCGGGGTGGCTTACTTTATGTACGATGTAATAGCGAAGGTTTGACATGACCAGACAACAAGCTTTGGAATACATCATCGCCACACACGGCGACGATTTGCAGGAGGCCGGTGTCGAACTGACGGACACGCCAGAGAACCTTTATTTCGTTCTATATGACAGTATGACCTACGAGTCCGTCAGCGACGAGCGCCAGCAGGAAGAGGCAGACGCCAAGGTGGCGCGCCTGATTGCCGATAAAACGGCGGGGAGTTAAACAATGTCGGCAACTTCAGAAGCCAATAGTTTAGGTAGTTTTTTCGCTGTCGGGATTCAGGGCGCCAAAGGTACGGCAGCCACGACGCTGTACAAATTGATTGCCACAGACAGCAGCCTTGCGCCAGAGTTTGAGTACCGTGACACGCGCCTGGAACATCCCAGCACCGGCGGCACTACGTCATGGGCAATGGCCAACACGGACCAGATCACCGGCTACATCGGGCGGGCGTCTGTAACGTTCCCGTTGCGACCAAAAGGCATTGTGCCGGTTTTGCAATCCTGCGGCTACGGTGTATCCACAGCAGATAACACCACGCACTATACGCATACATTGACGCAGGGCACCGACGCGGCGCACAAGTGGCTTACCGCCATTTGGAAAGTTGACGATAGCGACGCAGCGTTCTATGTGTGTGGTGTTGATGGTCGCTGCACTAGCCTAACCATCAGCGTGTCTACTGAGGAAATCATGTGCACCGCTGAGTATGGCTTTTTGACAGTGGCCCCGCTATCCGGTTCGCCCACGTATGTGGACGAGCAAGCGGATGAGATCGTGCCTTGGGTGGGGGCGAGAACCGATATTGACATCGGCGGGTACACCGTCGTTGAGGTGATTCGGGCTGCTGAAATCACCATCACCAACACTTTGCGTGAGGACGACAAGGCGCTGTGGACGCAAAGCCGCGTTAATATGCAGCGCCAGAGTATCGGCATTCAGGCCAGTTTTAACGAGATCAACGTAAGCGACAGCATTTACGAGGCGCTGTATTATGGTGCCGACGCCGGCGCAACCGTGGCGACCGCGCCGGTAACCGGTAACATTGACGTGGAATGGCGCAGTGCCGCCAACATCAGTGGCGCATCTGTGCCCTATGAACTGCAATTCATTGCGCCCAGCGTGCAGTGGAAACCTAACGGAGCGCCCACGGCGAGTGGTGACGAACTTATCACCATTGGCGCTGATGGCATGGTGGTTGGCAATGTAGCGACACCGAGCACGATTAAAGTTTTGAACAATGTGAGCAGTTACTAAGCCTATGAATCTAGCTAACTGGCAACAGACAAGCACCGTCAGTTTGGTTGCGTCTGACGGTGAGGCTGAACAAGAGTACCGGCTAACCTTTGGTACATGCAGCAACTTTGACATTGGCATGTACAGCCAGCGGCGCCGCAAAGTCTTTGAGCACATGCGCACGACCTACGGCGACGACTGGATCGGACAAGACGAGGCAATGGTGATGCAAGGCATCATGATTGCGCACGCTGTATTTCTGGCCGGGTTGAAAAAAGTTGAAGCCAAAGACGGTGAAACCTGGACCGAAACCAAGCTACCAGATTCCTGGTACGATGCACAGCGCTTCGCCACTGATGTGCCGGCCGGCATGATTGACACATTGACCGAGGCTGTGATTGATGCTGGCAATCCGCCGCGATTGTTTTCCTATCTTCCCGCGGGAGATGAGGAAAAAAAAGCGCTGCGGCTGACCGTGAATCCGTCAGTGAGTTAGCCAAGGCCATCATAGCGGCGGAAGAGTCAGCGAAGGAAGACAAGCCGGCTAAGCCATTGACGCCGGCTGAACTGCGGGCGAAGGCGAAGGAACTTGAGGCAGACGGACTGTGCAATCCGGTGTCGCTGGAAGTGTATCGCACATGGTACGTCATGGGCGGGTCACAGTATGGCCCTTCGCCTATGGAAATACTCGAAATGCCGGCATGGTTGCGCGTGGACTTTGACACAATCAATCGGTACATCTCCGATGAACGTGACAGGGTAAAGCGCAATAAGCCGAAGAAGCCAGCCAAGAGGGGCAGACATTGAACCAGAGGACACTTACCGCTACAACAGCCCTGTAAGTGTCCTTTTTGTTTGAGGTGGATACATGTTCACGTTACGCACCGACGCCAAGTTCGATGATTTAGAACGCCTAATCGACAAAATCAGCCGCCCCGGCAACGGGCAGACACGCGCCATCGTTGACGGCATCAAGCAGCGCTTTCAGGAGAATTTCACCCGCCAGGGCAGCGGCGCGGGTCGGTGGGCACCGTTGGCACCATCGACACAGTTACATCGCCGTGCGCAAGGCTTTGCAGGCGGCAGCCCGATTCTGGTGCGGCGTGGCAATTACCGGCAGTCGTTCGTCGGACGTGGCGGTGACAGCTATGAACGTGTATGGCAGTCGCCTGCTGGCTTGACGATTGAGGCTGGCAGCAATGACAGCCGGGGGCGGTGGTTGGAGTTAGGTACAAGCCGGATGCCGGCCCGCAGCGTGACGTTGCTGGACGACGGGCAGGAAGACGCATTGGCGAGACTGGTTGATTTTGTTGTCAGCCAGATTGAATCACAGTTTTGGCGCTAGCGTCCGGTCGGTGAATTAGATCGGCTATCTGGCGTATCAGTGCGGGTGATGACGGGCTTTGACACGTTGCGGGTGCGTTCGGCGGCGATGGTTTCGAGATGCTTGATAATTTGGTCTTGGTTGTCAAGGTGGCGACTGATGCCGAAATACCACCACACGAACGAACGAAGCAACAAGAACAAAACAATGGCAAGCCCGATGCCCGCGCCGACTATCACGATGGAATTCATGTCAGTCATAAATAGACCTTTCGGAAAATAACAATGCCTAGCCGTGAGTTAACATATCGAATAATTTTATCATCAGCGGATGCACGCAGACAAGCCCGCAACGTGCGTAGCGTGTTTGAGGCGGAGCTACGCACCATCACGCTAGGGCGCCTTGACACGTCCGCTCTGACACGCGCCGTTGGCGAGGCACAGCGCTTGCGGCAAGAGCTTGAACAGGCGGCGCGGGCATCCGGGCAGATACAGCCACAATCAGGCGGTGCGGCTGCAACGAGTGGTGGCGGTGGTGGGCTGAATGTACCAAGCAGCCTTGCCGGTGGACTCATCGGCGGTGTGGCTATTTCAGCCGCTGTGCAAGGCATCGGGCAAATAGGCGATGCACTTAATGACCTGTCGCGCCGCGGCGCTGTGTTCGGCCAAATCAACGATGTACTAAAAAGCTACGCCACATCTGCGAACACGACCGCTGATGCGATTGTGTCTGCCGCAGACAAAGCCGCAATGGGCACGATTTCGCGATATGAATTAATGCTGAATGCAAATCGAGCGTTGCAATATCAGGTAGCACAAACGCCGGAACAATTCGCAAAACTTATCGAGTTATCAAGCGCCCTTGGCCGTGCGCAGGGTATCAGTGATACGCAGTCGCTAGAGTTTCTCACGACTGGTTTGGCGCGCGAATCGCGGTTAATCCTCGACAATCTTGGCCTGATCGTCAATTTAGAGCAGGCAACGTCGAGCTATGCGGCCACGCTCGGCAAAACTGCTGACCAGCTAACGGCCAGTGAACGTAAGGCAGCACTATTAGAGGAGGCGTACAGGCAAGGCGCCGTCGCGCTGGAAGCCAACCGCAACGCGTCCGATAGTGCAGCGACTATTTTTGAACGGCTGGACGCTAATGTCCAGAATGCAAAAGACGCGTTCGGTGATTTATTCGCAGAACTCAGTAAAGATTATGTTAGCGCATTCTCTAATCAAATCGCTGAGATCACCAACTATTTTATCATTCTCACCAAAGGGGCAGGCGCCAGCAGTGACGACCTAAAAGCCTACCTGGAGACAATGAAGGCTGACCTGACCACGGTTGGCCAAACCATGCGTGACGTAGGCAAGGACGATTCCACGCAGACAGGACTGATCATTGCTAGTGACGAGGCCATTGCATCACTAGCCAAGGTCAGCGAGGCAGTGAATGCTGGTGTGCCTGGTGCGGACAAGTACGAGCAGCAGATCAAGCAGATTGTTGACGCCCTGATCAATGGCGCCACAAGCGCACCAGAAGCGGTCAGCGCTTTACGCAAAGTCAATGCTGACTTGGCTGCACTGACTAGCGATCCGGCCACGCAGCAGGCAATGCAGGCAAATCAGGCCAAAGCGGCAGCGCAAGCGGCCGCGGCTGAACAGGCGCGCATCATTGCTGAACAAAGCGAAATCGTCAACAAAGCGCTGGCGTCTCGTGCGCAAAAATCTGCGGTTACTGTTGGCGCAGAAACCGCTATTGAGCAGTTGCGCCAACAGAAGATTTTAGCAGAACAGGCGATACAGGCGCTTGTCTCAAGCGGCACGATGGGCACGGACGAAATCGCCATCAATGTGGCGGCGATGATTGAGCAACTGACCGCACCATTCGACGCGCTGGAAGAACGTGCCGTCGCCGTCGATTTCAGCGCCATCGGCAGCGCATTTGCGGGGCTGAACCAAGGCTTTGTGGACTTCCTACCTGGCATTGCATCGGCACGCGAGGAACTCGCCACGCTGTCGGAGGAACTCGCCTACACCGGCAGCATGAGCGCTGAGCAGGCGGCGCAGTTTGAATACCTGTCATCTGTGGCCTATGCCGTGGCCGATGGTGGGTCACAACTAAACGGCGTTGTCAATGAACTTGGCGGGCGTTTTCTGGAGAGCAACGCGTACGCCGCCGAGTTGGTCAATCAGCTCTTTCTTGCAGAAGCGGCATTCCGCAACGGCCAAATCAGCGCAGGTCAATATGCCGGCATGACAGCGGCGCTAACCGGCAATCTGCTGACGCTGGCACAGGGCGCTGGCATTGCGACTAACGCCATCTATGCGTTGAACCAAGCACAGGCCGACATGTCGAACCTGTCCGGTTTTGCGGGTGGGCAGGCTGTCGGCGGTAGCATTGCGCAACGTATCCAGACGCAGCAAGCGTCAAGTGGACGGGAACAAAACCGCCGCGAGATGGAGCGCTATAACCGCGACCTGGCACGGCAGCAGGAACAAGCGGGCAAGCGCGCAGGTAAAGCGTTAGAGGATGGCGCAAAGAAGGCCGCGCAGGAGCTAAAAGGCGCGCTCGACAAGGTGCCAGGGCTATTCAGTTCAACCGATGTGACTGAAAAGGATATGAAGGATGCCAAGCTTGGCATCTACCAGGATAAAGCCGATGAGAAGCTGCGCCGGCTGAAAGACGAGGTACTTAACGGTAAAGATTGGGCGGACGTGTCCATCGAAGATGCCAGGGCATCAATCGAAAAGCTTGGCATTCAGGCTGCCAACACCAAGGAGGGAGTGCTAGCACAGTTTGAAGAACTGTGGAACAGCCAAGCACTTTGGGCGGACATGTCCAACATTGAACAGTGGATCAACAAGGGCGCCGTCGAACAGCAGATGATGTTGCAGGAGAAATCCGAGGAAGGGCGCAACAACATCTACAAGTTTTTCGGCGTACAGATTGACGAGGCTACAAGCGCGGCAACTGGCGGCGGAGGTGGGGCAGCACCCGCACCAGTTGCACCTCCGAAACTCGTTGACATCGATCCTCTTACCGAGGGCTTGCAAACTGGGCTTGACGAATATGTCAACGCCAACGGGGAGATGATTAAAGAGCAGGTGTCCGGGGCAAAGGCGTTGTTCTTTGATCCTGCCAACCTGTTTGGCACTGGTGGCAAAGCTGGCGAAATGGGACCGATGACCAACCCAGCCGTCACCGTGACCGCAGACCCAACAGCGCAGGCGCTTGTGCCATTCATCACCGGCCAACAGCAGGCCACCATCCAAATGCAGACCAGCGGTGCAACGTTCGGGCCACAGCCACAAGGCGCAACACCAGCGGCGCAGGCGCTGGCTATCACGCCGACCTTGCCGGCGGATGCTGCCGAGAAACTGGCGCTAGAGTTTGGCGATCAGCTATCCAAACAGGCTGCGGTGTTCGTGTCACATGGCACTAGCATTGGCGGCAACCTCCTCAGTGGATTGTCGGCAGCCATCAGCGTCAACGCAAAAGGCGAAACACAGGTGGATGTGGCCGGCTTCATTGCGGGCAATCTTGCTGCACAGGCACAGACATTCATTGCGCAGGGCACCGGCATAGCAACCCTCATCGGACAAGGCATTGACGAAGGTCTGGCTGGGGCCGGTTCTACCGCTACCATTGCACCGACAATACACCCGGCTTTCGTGGTCGATGAGGTCGAGAAGCAAAACATTATTTCTGCCGTCGGGGCCATTGTGCCGACCGTCAATGTGGCGCTCGCACTATCCGCAGAAGCCGGCACGCTGACGACGCTCACGCAAAGTATCAACACATCCATCCGCACGATTCAGCCTGACATCAAGCGAGAAGGCGCCACGGCTGCGCAGATGCTTGCAGCAGGGATCACCACAGCGCTGGGCAGTACCGACACACCGATAGATGTAGCCACGCCGCTGATCACGGCGCTGACGACCAATCTAGGTGCTAACGCTGCATTATTCGCTACGCCGGGGACGATGGTGGCGCAACTCATCATGGCGGCGATTTTGGCCAACATGCAAGGCGGTCAACAGGCGGAAGGCGGTGAGGGCGGCGGGCCGATTGCGTCCGCACTAGTAACAAATCTCATGACACAGTTCGCCACGGCAGCACCGATGTTCACGGCGGCGGGCATAGTGCCGGCGCAAATCGTGGAAGCTGGGTTCAAAGGTCATGTGTACACCGGCATGGCCGACAATTTGCAGGCCAGTATCAATCAAGCCATCGGTGCGAAGGCTGCCGAATTTATCCAGACCGGTTCGTATATCGGCGGGTGGATTCAACAGGGGATCAATGGCGCATTCACCGCCGAAGTCAACCTGTCGTTTGCCGTCAATGCCGGTGCAAGCTGGGGCACAGCGTTCATGAAAGGCGCGCTAACGGCGGTCGGCGGCGGCACGTTGGTGCAGGCGATTAGCGACAAAGTGGTGACCGACATTGCCAACGAAATGGAACAACCGTAATGGCACTTAGTTTGGGTGGAACAGCAATCAGTACGAACATCGTCAACGGTGGCGGTAAATACAGCTTCAAGCGTGAACGCCTGTCCACAAATGGCGACGGCGAAGCGGTCATGTCCAACTACTACACGCTGACGTGGACATTCGAGCAGATGAGCCTGACGGATTTTACGTGGATACGTTCGACGCTACTGAGCGGGGCGGGCAGCGTGAAATACAGCAGCGCCACACTGTACAACGATCTTGGCGTAGAAACCAGCTACACCAACGCCGTCGCCTACGAGCCGACTTGGGATACGGCCAGCGGCGGGCTAGTGTTTGGCGTGACCTGGGTTATAGATAGGATTCGGTAAGAAATGGCAAGCACTTTAGGGCACTACCTGAAACGTTGCTACGAACAAGGCATCATTGATTTCTCTTTGCGCAGCCACCAAGAATCTGCCGGGGTGATGCGGTTCTATATTCATCCGGCAAGCCAGGACGGCGAAACCGCTGACTTTCATGTTGTTGGTGATCTCACTATATCATCCGTTGTTGATGGCGTGATTCATCAATTTCCCGTAGCGCTAATTGCCGACTGCGCCGAATTCGCTATGGAATTGCCGAGCGATTCATGCCCAAAGTGCCACACTGTGCAACTTGGCACGCTAGGCGAAAGGCCTTGGTTTGTGGCCATAAGTGGTGGTAGATCTCCTAATACGCCGGATGGACCAGGCGAATCATGGGTAGATGGTATTCAGACATGCTTTGAATGCGGGCATCAATGGGAAATCACGCTTTGACGGAGAGTAACTAGTGGCAGTCACCACACTAAACGAAGTCAATTTCAAAGTCTACATTGGGCCGTATCATCTTCACTACGATTGGTCAGCGCTGAACCTTGGCGCATCCTTCAGCCTGGGCAGCGCCACAAGCACGACCGGACAGACCAGCGGGTCAACGTCGCTGGCCATTGCAAGCGCCACAGGCTACGGCACAGCGGGCGGTGTGTTCGTTGGGCCTAACGGGTCGGGGCAGGCGTGGGAGTATGAGCAATACACAGCACGCAGCGGCACAACGCTTACCGTGGTGCGTGAGTCCACAAGCGACCGCGAACACAACGGCGTACACACAAGCGGCGCACAGGTCTACCAGTTTTATCCTGTCACGACCAACAACGGGCAATTGACCATCACCGAGGAGTGCGACGACAACGTGTCGACCATCACATGGCGGGCAACGCTGAGCGGTGTCAAAGCGCCACAGCACGTCATGCGCAACGGGCATGTGGTTGTAGTCACCGCCAACAGCAATGGCGGCAGCTACACCATAGCGCTGGTCGGCTTTGTGGACTCGCCAACCATCACAGACGACAAACTCCGCAACGCTGAATGGTCGTTGAATGTGGTGTCATCGGCGGCGCTTGTGGCTGAGGTCGATGCCCGTGGCGTTAAAGTTGGCAACACAGACCTAGCAGACGCCGGCAGCGCGTCATCGGTACAGGAATTGGTGTTGCCTTATGACGAACGCTATAGCGGGGACTTTACACAAGCTTCGCCGGATTTCAGCGCGGCGAGTGCCATTGACAACAACCTGAACACGCTATGGATTGCTGAACACTTCACCGGCACAGATTATTGGAGCAATTCACCCAACTCCGATCCAGAAAATGGCTTTGACCTGGCCTTTGCTCACATCTACATTAACCCGCCACCGGCTGCCGGCCCCGGTGCGCGCTTTATTGAATTGCGGGTGCGCACGTCAACATACGTCAGAGGGTTTGCGCTCAATGCCGCCAACGGTGGCAGCGGGGTAGAGATTTGGATTTTTAACGGCCCTGGCGACGTGGCCGATGGTGGCAGCATTTTCCTGGTGGAAGATGAAGAGGTATTCAGCCGGCTGAATCCACTAGCCCAAAGCGCCGCCACCTACGAAAACCGCACATTCTTTCAGAATGCCATCACGCCGACGGGCGGGGAATTGTGGCTACGCATTGGTGAGCTAAATATCTGGCAAAGCCGTGTGCAATGGGGCGATGCTAATGGCTATATTAACCACGAGGATGCACCGTCAGACGTGTGGAGCGGCCCACGTGTCACGGCGCCTGACGTTGGCGAAACCATGCGCTACATCTGGACGCATAGCAGCGGCACAGCTAGCACCTACTGGGTAACGGACATGGTGCGCCATGCGGGTTACAATGTTGATGACGATGATCCGATGTGGATCATCGATACGTTGCCGGGGCTAGGGCTAAAGCTGGGCATGGATATGACCAGTTCTTTTCCCGGCAACGGTGAAGCACTGTTCATTAAAGGCCCAGACGATAAATATTCCACAGACGGTCTGCCATCATCTGGCACGTTGTTTTTCGGTGATGAAAAGGTTGCCTATAGCAGTAAGTATAGTGAGTATGTCGTGCTTGCGGGCAGTAACTCACGCGGGGCTGATGGCACCACAGCCACAGCGCATAACGAAGACGATGAAGTCTATATCATGGACGGTTCAACCCCAACCGATGCGTACCTGATTAGCGCTATCGGCTGGACGCGTGGCGGCACTATTTATCCTAAG